AGTTATTTTCCGTGTGTGTTTCTGTTTGAATTTGTTGATTCTGACTTCTTGTAACCGCATCAAGAGCTAGACTTTCTGCTTGACGCATGCTAGCTGTTGCAATAGAAGCAGCATTTTGAATTGCACCTTGACTGGCCTGATTGGCCGTGGCCGCTTCTCGCTGCTGGTTGTTTCTTATGAGGCTAAGTGCTGCATTGGTTGAGTCCTGTGAGTCTAAACGAAGACCCGGTCTTGACGCTCCCGAAGTTGGGCTCATGGCATCACCAACCAAAGCAGTTGATGTTGCAGCAGTAGAGGTTTTGGTGTTAGTAACTGGCAAAGTACTGTTAGGAGTTTCTGTGGTCACAGTGACCGTTGGATTGGTTGTCGTGGCATCTATTATGGTTGTAGTGACAGTGCTTGTAGGCGTTGTACTTATGCTGGCTACTGTTATCGCCAGCTGCGCATCCTGTAGAGCTTTTTGTTCGGCTGCCAATCTTTTGATTTCTGCATTAAAGTTGCTGCAATTAGGACTATACAATGGTTGGCTGAAACATGGGTCAGGTGTCCAAATAGGTCTAGTCCAACCAACCCAACCAAAATGATTCCAAACATCACTAGTCCACCACTGTATTGAACCCATGTCTAGACTGTTGATGTTTTCAGTGAACAAGTGTCTATTACTATAACTACCACCCGAATTGTTACCAGCAACATACCATTGATTTTGAAACAAGGTGGTATTGTTTTTATCGCTAATTCTAAAGTTAATATTGCCACCACCATTAGATCGCCAATCGGTACACCAGAACATGAATGTATTATAACAGGCTCCATAGTTCCACCAATTGAAGCCATAATCATAGCCATGGAGGATAACACCTCCACCTATGTGAGGCAGAGACTGTGCTATATTATAACTATAATAAAACGCAGGACTTTTAGATCCTTGTAGTATGTTTTGAAATCCCGGGCAGCTAGGATTGAATGCTGGATTGAGTATACAAGGGTCAACACTATAGTTTAATCTCATATAAGCATCTTTTATCTGAGGACCATAGCAGTCTGGATTGCAGCCCCAAAATCCAGCATCCATACCTGTTATACTTAGTTTAGCTGAACCCAGTAAATTTATACCTCTAGGACTAGAGAAAGTATATGTTTCAGCTAATTGTTGCCATGTTGGATTATACGCTGGATTACCATCATTTATATTTTTTAACCCTAATTGGTAAGTAGCTGTATAATCCACAGTATTATCAGACTTATATGCAGTAAATGTTGCATGTAGAGTATCTTGAGGACCATTCAGATCACTACAGTCGTTGCCAGCTTCAACTAAATTTTTTACACCGCCTATTTGATTAGCACACTGAAATCTATACTTGAACCCATACATGATGCTAGTAGCAAATACAGCACTTGTATTTTGATAACCAAAGTTTATAGCATTTAAGTTTATATTTTGCTCTGTAGTACTAGATGTATAACTAAAAATATAACCATCTGGTGTATAAGAACCAGTCATCCCTGAAGTAGTCCAACCAGTTCCTGATGTCATTGTAGGATTTTGTATAAGATTCCCGGTTGTGCTATCAATACTATAGCCACTTGGTGTATTAGGTGAAGTCTGAGCATATACTGCACCTACTAGCAGGACCAAGGCCAAGAGTATGGCTATGCCAAAACCCTTGGTCCAACGATACTCATAATGCTTATGGTTAAAGTCGTCCATTATCTAAAAGCGCTGGCTGAATATTTTACTGGATCCATCTTGGGAACTTCACTTTCGGTTTTATAATCGTATTTGGGAATCTTATGTGGATTGGCTGCCCAAAGTTCGCGAGCACGTTCGCCAATTTGACCTTCATAGGGGCAAGGTGTACCAGCTGCCATCATGGCTTCAAACACTCTGCGATCCTGGCACATGGTGGCAACAGCAGCAACCTTCATGCCCATGTCATATAGGGTTTTGCTCAACTTTAACCGTTCGCAGTTTAAATCACGACCAGTACCACCCAAGGCCATGCCAAACATTTGTGTTTGTATGGCACCAGATTGACCTGTAGTACACAGATCCTGGCCGCCACCGCTCATCATGGCTGGCGCTATGGCCGTAGGTGGAGGCTGAATGACTCTTTGAGTAATTGTAGTTTCATTGATATTTCTATTGGTCATGTCACCGGTCTGAATGTTCTGATTAACAGCGGTGCTGGAGTTGATGTTGGTATTTTGATTGTTGGATGCTGATATAGATGTTGAATTGTTGATGTTGCGATTGGTCATGTCACCGGTCTGAATGTTGTTATTTGTATTGGTTGTATTTGCAGTTGTCTGATTGATGTTACGGTTGGTCATGTCCCCGGTCTGAATGTTGTTATTTGTATTGACAGCCGTACTATTGCTTTGGTTTACATTGTTGTTATTGTAGTTCATGGTACCAGTATTGATGTTCTCATTTTTATTCAGACTAGTACTGGTATTGATGTTGTTGTTAGTACTGGTGCTGGTACTGGTATTGATGTTGCGGTTGGTCATGTCACCAGTCTGAATGTTGTTGTTGGTGTTTACACTGGTGCTGGTGTTGACGTTATTGTTGTTGTAGGTAACCGAACCACTCATGATGTTGCGATTGGTATTGTCGCTTGTACTGGTATTTTGATTGATGTTGGTTATGCTGCCACTTTGAATGTTTTGGTTAACATTGGTGTTGGTATTGTTGCTGGTACTTGTGCTGGCATTGACATTGTTGTTGTTAAATGTCTGAGTACCGGAATTTATGTTGTTGTTGGTATATGTAACCGAACCACTCATGTTGTTGTTATTGTTGTTGGTTACTGTACCGCTCTGAACATTGTTGTTGGTGTTGACATTGGTACTAGTGCTGGTACTAGTATTCACATTGTTATTGTTGTTGGTGCTGGTACTGTTCACCGTTGAGAGATTGGTGTTGGTACTAGTGCTGGTACTGACATTGTTGGTAGTAACCGAGCTGGTGCTGTTGCTTGTGGAATTAGTATCAACCAGACTTTTGGAATCGTAGGTTCCTTGGTTGATGAGTGTGGTGTTGTTGGTAGTTGTGCCGTTGGTTGTACTTGTGGTACTAGAATTGGTCGTTTGCGCGTTGGCACCCAAGGTTGTGAACATAACAAGACATGCGCAGATTGCAGCGATAACTGCACGCATTCTGTTTTCCTTTTTGATGGTGATTTTCAGGGCCCATAACCATAAATACTCTTAGATTAGATGAAAAATAAGCTATTGACAAATCCACCATGGTTATTTATAATGTAGGGATTCAGGAGAACCCTTTATGCGATTTTACACAAGCGTCGTCCAGTACGGCAACCGGTTGTTGGTTCGTGGCGTAAACAAAGGACGAAGCGTTCAAGAACGGCTAGAATTCAAGCCCACTCTCTGGTTACCCAGCAAGAACAAACAAAGCAAACATCGAAGTCTCATGGGAGTACCCCTAGAGAGCATACGATTCGACAGCATCAACGAAGCCAAAGACTACATGAAACGCTATGGCGATGTGGATAATTTTGCCATCTATGGCAATACCAACTTTGCCTATCAGTACATCACCGAACTGTTTCCTGGTGAAATTGACTTTGATATTCGAGAAATTCGCACCCTGAGCCTGGACATCGAGACTACGGCTGAGTATGGTTTTCCAGATGTTCGCAACCCCGCAGAAAGCATTCTGTTGATTACGGTGCAGGACTATGCCACCAAGCAGATTGTGACCTTTGGCTCCAGACATGCCGAACCCATTAAAAGCAATCATAGCTACATCCTTTGCAAGGATGAATATGATCTCCTGAAACGATTCTTAGACTATTGGTCTGCCAACTATCCGCACATCATTACAGGCTGGAACATTGAGTTCTTTGACATGCCCTACTTGTTGAATCGCATCAAGCGAGTGTTGGGTGAAGATGCAGCCAAGCAGTTGAGCCCCTGGGGCATAGCCAATGAGCGTGAAGTAGAAAAGTATGGCAAGAGTCAGCTAGCCGTAGACATCCTGGGCATTACAGCTCTGGACTACATAGACCTCTATAGAAAATTTACTTATACTGCACAGGAAAGCTATAAACTAGACTACATTGCCAAGGTAGAGTTAGGCAAAGAAAAACTAAGCTATGATGAATACGACAGCTTCCGAGACTTTTATAAAAATGACTGGCAGAAATTCGTAGAGTACAACGTGGTAGATACCGAGCTTGTAGATCAGCTCGAAGAAAAAATGAAGCTCATTGAGCTCATCCTAACCATGGCCTATGATGCCAAGTGTAACTTTACCGACATTTTCAGTGCAGTTCGAACCTGGGATTGCATTTTATACAATCATCTCTGGAACAAGAACATCATTGTACATCAGCGTGACACCAGCAAACGTGCTCGCCAGATCATTGGAGCCTATGTCAAGGAACCACGTCCTGGCAAGTATGATTGGGTGGTGAGTTTTGATGCCACCAGTCTGTATCCCAGCATCATCATGCAGTACAATCTAAGTCCCGAAACCATGGTGCCAGGCTTCTTGCAGACCACCATAGAAGAACTACTGGATCAGAAGCACAATCTGCATAGCCTAAAAGAAGATGGATTGTGTTTAACGGCCAATGGTTATAACTTTAAAACTGATACTCAGGGCGTGTTTCCAGAGATAGTTCAAAAGTTGTTCGATGATCGACAGAAATACAAGAAGCAGATGATTGAAGCTCAAAAGCAGTATGAGCTGACCAAGCAGCCGTTCCATCAGAATCAGATTGCCAAATTTAATAACTTTCAGATGGCTCGAAAGATTCAGCTCAATAGTTTGTTTGGTGCCTGGGGCAATGAGTTCTTCAGATACTATGACGATCGCATCGCCGAAGGCATCACACTGACCGGACAATACATCATTCAGACTGTTGGCCTGGAGTTGAATCGTTGGCTGAACCAGATCTGTGGTACCACCAATGTAGATTATAGTTTTTATTCGGACACTGATTCATGCTATGTTACTCTGGATCCTTTGGTGCAAAAATTCTATAAGGATCTACCCAAGGACAAGATTGTCGAAATACTAGACAAGATTTGTGCGGAAAAGATTGAATCTGTACTAAACAAGGCCTGCGACAAGCTAGCCGACTATACCAATGCCTTTGACAAGAAGATAAAGTTTAAGCGTGAAGCCATTGCTGATAGAGGCATTTGGGTTGCCAAGAAAAGGTATGCCTTAAATGTTTATAATAACGAAGGTGTTAGCTATGCTGAGCCTAAACTTAAAGTCATGGGCCTGGAGATTGTTCGTTCAAGCACTCCTGAATATGCTCGTAAGGCTCTTAAGAAAGCAGTTGGTCTTGCGCTTACAAAGAATGAAGCAACGCTTCAGAAATTTATTCAGGAAACCGAAAGCGAATACCGACAGCTCAGACCCGAAGCCATAGCCTTTCCGCGTGGTGTGAATGGATTAACTGAATATGGTGATGCAGCCAAGATCTATCGCAAGGGAACGCCCATGCATGTTCGTGCCAGTCTGTTGTACAATCATCAGCTCAAGGTTCGAAGTCTGGAAAAGAAATATGAACGCATTCGCGAAGGTGACAAGATCAAGTTCATCTATCTAAAAGTTCCCAATAACATTGGTGAAAATTGCATTGCCTTCATAGGCAGCATACCCGCAGAGTTCGATCTGCAGAAGTTCATTGATTATGATACCATGTTCCAGAAGTCCTTTCTGGAACCATTAAATACTATTCTAGAAGGCATGGGTTGGTCAGCCAAACCACAGGCCACTCTAGAGAGTCTTTTTGCCTAATGGTCATCGATTTTCATACATCAACATACTACAATACTAAAAATACAGGAGATATACATGTCACTCATAGATAGACTCAAAAAGAATTCAACCATCAAAGACACCGAAATACTTAACCGAAGCAAGTTCTTCAATGCCAAGGACATGATTCAGACTTCGGTTCCCATGATCAACGTTGCTCTGAGCGGCAGACTAGACGGCGGCCTTACACCAGGGCTCACTGTATTTGCCGGTCCTAGCAAACACTTTAAGACAGCCTTTGCGCTCTTGTTGGCCAAGAGCTACATGGAGAAGTACAATGACGCCGTTGTTTTATTTTACGATAGCGAGTTTGGTAGTCCTCAATCTTATTTTGACAGCTTTGGTATTGATACCGGCCGAGTCGTCCATACTCCGATTACGGATATTGAACAGCTCAAACACGATAGCATGGCGCAGCTTAATAGCATTGAACGTGGTGATCATATCATTATTATTGTTGACTCAGTTGGCAACCTAGCCAGCAAGAAAGAAGTCGAAGATGCACTCGAAGGCAAAAGCGTAGCCGACATGAGTCGAGCCAAGCAGCTCAAGAGTTTGTTCCGCATGGTAACGCCGCATCTGACCATCAAAGACATTCCCATGATTGTGGTCAATCATACCTATAAAGAAATGGGACTGTTTCCCAAGGATGTCGTAAGTGGTGGTACTGGTGTTTACTATAGCGCCGACAACATCTACATCATCGGTCGCCAGCAAGAAAAAGAAGGTCAGGAGCTCATTGGATATAACTTCATCATCAATGTGGAAAAGAGTCGTCATGTTCGTGAAAAGAGCAAGATTCCCATTGAGGTAAGCTTCGAAGGTGGCATCAGTCAATGGTCCGGTCTCTTGGACATTGCCATGGAAGGTGGTTTTGTGGTCAAACCCAGCAATGGCTGGTATGCACACAAGGGCTCAGAAACCAAGTATCGACAAAAAGATACCTATAGCAAGGACTTTTGGATGCCCATCATAACCAACAAAGAGTTCAGAGATTACATCAAGGATCAATATCAGGTCAGCAATACCAGTTTGGTGCAGACCGATCTCAGCACACAAGAATTAGATGAGGAGTTTGAAAATGCTGGTCAAGTATAGTCCCTGGAGACATGGTGAAGAAGTTTGGGGAGTAAAAATCGAAGAGGGGCAATTCAATGAAACTGTAATCAGCATCAACAGCATTGATCTTTCCGATGAAAGCAACGACGTTGCCATAGATTTTAATTTCTTAAGTACTACACCGGGCACAGATCCCGAGCGCAACGACAAAGATGCTTTTGATGGCATCTTGGCACCCATCATCGAAGATATCATTCACAAAGCCGTACAACACTATCAAGAGCATGAAGCTAGAAACACTGATACTCAGTAGTTTGATTCACAACGTCGATTATGCCCGCAGCATTTTGCCGTTTGTTCGTTCCGAATATTTCAATGACGAAGCCGAACGACATGTGTTCAACATAATCGACGAATTCTACAAGACCTACAACAAGGCTCCCAACATCGATGTACTGACCATTGAACTTCAGAACGATCGAAGTCTCAAGGAGAATGAATACAAGACACGAGCAGAAATTGTCATCAATCTCGAACCCAGCACAGCTGAAATGGACTGGCTCATGGCCGAGACCGAAAAGTTCTGCAAGGATCGAGCCGTGTACAATGCCATACTAAAGAGCATCGGCATCATTGATGGCAAGGATCGTGAACACAATCAGGATGCCATACCCAGCCTATTGCAAGAAGCTCTAAGCGTTGGATTCGACAATCGTGTAGGGCATGACTATCTGGAAGATGCAGCCATTCGCTATGACTTCTATCACAAGGTAGAAAATCGCATTCCATTTGATTTGGATCTGTTCAATAAAATTACCAATGGTGGCATGCCCAACAAGACTCTCAATGTAGCCTTGGCAGGGACGGGTGTTGGTAAAAGTTTGTTCATGTGTCACGTCGCAGCCAGCACCCTTACACAGGGCAAGAATGTCCTGTACATTACCATGGAGATGGCCGAAGAGCGCATCGCAGAACGCATTGATGCCAATTTGATGAATATCACCATGGACCAGCTCAAGGATCTGCCCAGGCCCATCTTTGACAATCGTGTTGCCAAGATCACAGAAAAGACACAGGGCCGACTCATCATCAAAGAGTATCCAACTGCAGGTGCACATACCGGTCACTTCAAGAGTCTGCTCAAAGAACTACAGCTCAAGCGCAACTTTAGACCTGACTTAATTGTCATAGACTACCTAAATATCTGTGCGAGCTCGAGGTTCAAGGCCGGAGCCAACATCAACAGTTATACCCTGATCAAGAGCATTGCCGAAGAGCTGCGTGGCATGGCCGTAGAACACGACGTACCCATACTAAGCGCTACTCAGACAACACGCAGTGGCTATGGCAATACCGAAGTTGAACTCACAGACACCAGCGAGAGTTTTGGTCTGCCAGCCACAGTAGACTTCATGTTTGCCCTGATCAGCACCGAAGATCTCGAAGCCCTGAACCAGATATTGGTCAAGCAGTTGAAAAATAGATACAATGATCCCACCATCAACAAGAAGTTTGTTGTTGGCATAGACCGAGCCAAGATGCGACTCTATGATCTAGAAAACAATGCCCAGCAAAGCATTAGCAATTCAGGCATAAAACTAGACCCCGAGCAAATTGACAGCCTAACCATGAAGAAAACGTTTAATAAGCTTCGTGACTTCAGTTCCATAAAAATCTAGGAGTAATCATGTTATTCGATCCCAAGACACGTCAGGCTCAGGTAGATCAGGCCCTAAGCGAAGCCAAAAAAGTTTTGGCTGAATACGAACATCATGATGCCAACGTTCGCCCCCAGGTGAATCTCATTCAAGAATACGGCCAAGAACCCGAAAAGTTTACGGACTAATGAAGGTTTATGTTAGGAATGCACGTGATCGAAAGTTCACGTCCATTCTAAAACTTGCCTGCGATACCTATGCCCGGCGTTTGTTCAAACGCCAGATGTTGCCCAATCTGGTTTTTCATATTCACATACATGAAAAGTTGGGCTACAATGGTCTGTGTGGATCGCTTGATCTCTACAAACCTCGTGAATTTGAAATAGACCTGGCCAGACAACGCAACAAGCTCAACATCATGGCCACTCTAGCTCATGAAATGGTGCATGCCAAGCAGTTTGCCTATGGTGAAATGCGAGACAGATACATCAAACGTCGCATGGTCACTCTCTGGAAAGGCGAGGATTACAGTCATCTCAAATACTGGGACCAGCCCTGGGAAATCGAAGCCTATGGCCTAGAACCCGGGCTCCTGGCTCATTTTTTAAACCAGCATAAACTTTATGCCTACTTCAAGACTCCAGCCTGGCTCTGGAGCGAGGATCACCAATGAACTGGATGGACCTAGTACAAATCGTTCTGCTGTTGCTTGCCTGTGTAGCCTGTTACTTCAAAGGGTTGGGGCAGGGCGTACAAGATGCCCTGGATTTCTGCGTAAGGGAAAAACTGGTGGATGAGCACTTGCTGCATACAAAGATGAAACGGATCGCAGAAGATGATGAGTAATCATGTAAGTCATTGAAGGACAAGCACAAAATACTGCTTGACAAAAACGTCAAAATCTGCCATAATAGCATCATTGCATGAGGAAATTATGGCATATCAAATTGGATCTCAGGTAGAAATTCAGACTCAGCGCCCTAGCATTGTCCTGGGTCGAGATTTTGATCGGCACACCTATAGGGGTGTTGTCGTACAAACGCCACACTGGCTTGACAAAAACTATGTAAGCGTCAATACTGGTAATCCAGAACATCCAGTCAGCCACATTCACCAAAGCGTTATTGTTGGCTTCGTTCAGCCCGAAGTCGATGTAGGCATTCGAGTATTTCGAGTGACCAGCAAGAGCAAGGGCAAGAGCTATGAAGTAACTGTGCATGCTGGTCGAGTCAGCTGCGATTGTGTGGGCTTTCAGTTTCATCGTTATTGTCGGCATTCAACTGCTGTGAAAGCAAAACTAGGAATTTGACATGCAAATTATATTCAAAAAGGGAAGTTATATCACCCATGCAGTAGGTGGTGGCGGTGGTGGCAGTCTTCCCAAGCAAGAAGAATTGGTTTTAACTTTGGACCAGTGCAAGTGGCAAAAGAATCTGAATCAGTTAATTTGTCAGCATGACGGTGCATTCCCCCGAGAAGTTCGAGTCACCAATACAAAAACCAATGATTACAGAACCTATGTCCATTTGACCGAAAACGATCCTCGTCAGGACCAGGATGGTTGGGACGGTGAACAGATGGTCTACAAGACTCATACCAAAACTAACAACGCAGAATATCTGGTACTATATCATGGAAGCTAAAATGAATTTTAATCGTTTTGATTTTGAACAGCAATTACTAGAATGCTGGAATGTTACCAAAGACATCAAGACTGTATTCGAAGGCGTTTGCGATTCTAGTCCTGCACTGACTGAGGATCAAATTGCCAATGCTTTGCTTGGACTTGAAACTCTGTATGAATTAAAATTTAATAAGTTGTGGTCGATGTTTGAAAATGGTGTGCGTGACAAGAAAATCATCTAGGAGTATATCATGGGTTTGGACATGTATTTGAAGGGCAAAGTATACCTGGACTACAACGGTCCAGAGCGTAAAGATATTGCCAAGATGCTGGACATCGATGACTACGAAGTCCAAGGTGTAACCGTAGAATTAGGATACTGGCGCAAAGCCAACCACATCCACAAG